CAAGGTGACGCCCTCTGCGACCGTGACTGTGACTTGGCCTGCATCGGTTGACTGGGCTGGTGGCACGGCCCCTGACGCCCCTGCAAGCGGCGAGACGGATGTGTATGCGTTCTACACGCAGGATGGCGGCACCACCTACTACGGCTTCCAAGCTGGGGATGCGATGGCATGAGCATTGCGAGGCTGATGCAGCAAGCGGCGGCTGGTGTGCCTACTGGCGGTGGGGATGTTTGGACCGACCCTGATCTGGCTAATGCGTCTTATGACAGTGTTAGCTTTAGTGTGGCTGGGCAGGAGACAACGCCTACAGAAATTGTGTTTAGCACGGATGGGTCAAAGTTTTATATTATTGGAAATGTAACGGATTCTATTTATCAATACTCCTTATCAACACCTTTTGATTTATCTACGGCATCTTACGATAGCATCAGTTTTAGCGTAGGCTCTCAAATGGGCAATCCTTACGGGATTTTCTTCAGCCCTGACGGAACAAAAATGTTTGCTTTGGACATTTCAACGGACGCAGTCTACCAATACTCTCTTTCAACTGGGTTTGACTTGTCTACTGCTTCTTACGACAGCGTTAGCTTTAGCGCAGCGGGCCAAGATACAAATACAATAGGACTATCTTTCAACCCCGAAGGGACAAAAATGTTTGTTCTTGGGATTACAAATGACGCAGTTTATCAATATTCCCTATCGACTGGGTTTGACCTGAGTACAGCATCTTACGACAGTGTTAGCTTTAGCGTTGCTAGTCAGGATACTGTCCCATCTAGCACAAGATTTAACCCCGATGGTACTAAGCTATTTGTGCTTGGTGTAGTTACAGACGCAGTTTACCAATACTCTCTCTCTACTGGGTTTGATCTAAGCACCGCCTCGTATGACAGTGTTAGCTTTAGCGTTGCTAGTCAGGAGGCCACTCCATACGGGTTTGACTTTAGCTCGGACGGCTCCAAAATGTATGTCGTCGGCTCTGTGAACGACACCATCTACCAATACTCAACCGCCTAAGGAGGCGTCATGCTGCTAGTCAAAACCGCAAACGGACAGGTAGAGCAATTCCCTTACACGCTCGGAGACCTTCGCCGTGATAACCCGCAGACCAGCTTCCCGAAGAAGATCGGTGATGCAATCCTCGCCAGCTACGGCATCTTCCATGTGATGCCTGACCCGCAGCCTGAGCATGACCCTCTGGTGCAGACTGTTGTGCGGGACGCCCAGCCTCATCGTGAGACGGCGGTAGACGAGGAAACAGGTGAGACCAACGAGACTGGCCGCTGGGTGATCGGCTACACTGTCGTCAACAAGCCGCAGGATCAGGCAGAGGATGCCGTCAGAAACCAGCGCAACCGCCTGCTGTCAGACACCGACTGGATGGCCCTAAGCGACAACACCATGACGCCTGAGTGGGCATCGTATCGTCAGGCACTTCGTGATATTACTGCACAAGAGGGCTTTCCGTATAGCGTGATCTGGCCCACCAAACCTTGAGGTAAGCCATGCTCGGTTTCTCCCCATTAGCCTCTGCGCCCCTAGCGGATGATGGGGTTACCGCAGAGATTATCTACCTTCTGACAGCCGCCCCTATTACTACGGGCAATCCGACTGTCGGTGCCTCTGACATCGCTCAGGACCACGACCTAAGCCTCGCGGCTATTACCACTGGTCAGCCTGTCGTCCCGGCTATCACGATGGCAGAGGACGAAACCTTTGCCGCTGATCCTATCACGACTGGTCAGCCCACGGTGGGCGCTGCTGATCTAGCCCAAGAGCATGATCTGTCGCTTGCGGCTATCACGACTGGTCAACCTGCCATTGGTCAACCTACAGCCAGTGAGGCACAGGTTCTTAATCCTGACCCGATTGTTACAGGCCAGCCGACTGTTGGCTCTGCCGAGATGGCAGTCATCAGTAATCTGTTCCCTGCTGCTATTACCACAGGCCAGCCGACAGTTGATGCTTCTGACATCACTCAAGTGCATATCCTTGCGGGCGATAGCATCATCACTGGACAGCCTGTCGTTGAGCCTATCACGGCTGTTATCACGTTCATCCTTCTTGGTGATGACATCACGACTGGTGCGCCTGTGGTTGGCTCTCTGGCGATCAATGCCAGCCGCCGCCGTGCGGTTCACGTTTCTGCGCTGTCCAATAATGTTGCGGCGGTGACGGATGGTCCAAACTATTGTATTGTGTCTGCAAACACGCCAAACGCTGTGATTGTCGAAGAGACGAATGAGGCCGCATAATGACATTCTACGTTAAACAAAACGACACTAGCCCTGCGATGCTTGCAACGCTGAAAGATGCTGATGGCAGTGCCATTGACCTGACATCGGCATCGGTGCGCTTTCATATGCGCCCAGTTGGCGGCGGTCAGGTTGTTGTGGACGAAGCCGCGACGATTGTGACGGCTGCATCTGGCTTGGTGCGCTACAACTGGATCGCGGCTGATACCGACACCATCGGATCGTATCAGGCCGAGTTCGAAGTGACCTACGCTGACGCCAGCATCGAGACCTTCCCGAATGACGGCTACATCCGCGTCGAAATCATTGACGACATTGCGTGAGGTGCGGGCGAAATGGTAAACGAAAGCTGGCACCTCTCCAAATCTGTTCCGGTCACTCTACTCGTCGGCCTGCTGGTTCAGGGTGTCGGCGTCGTCTGGATGTTTTCACAGATGTCGTCGGACGTGGACAACAACACCAAACGCCTCGATCACGTAGAAGTGAAGGTGGGCGAAATCACTGACCGGGCGCACCAGCAGGCGGTCCAGCTTGGACGAATTGAGGCGCAGATCGATGCTTTGATGGACAAGACCGACCGCATCTTGATGGCGATGACAAGCAAATGAGACGTTACAGCCAACGCAGCCTGAACAACTTGAAGGGCATTCACCCTGACCTGCGGCGGGTGATCGACCGGGCGTTGCAAGACAGCCCGCTGGACTTCGTTGTCATCGAGGGTCTGCGGACGAAGGAGCGACAGCAGAAGCTGGTTGCGTCTGGCGCGTCCAAGACCATGAACAGCCGACACCTGACCGGCCACGCGGTTGATCTGGTCCCCATTGGCCCGGACGGACCGTCGTTCTCGTGGGCGCTCTATGACCACCTTGGACCTGCGGTCGAGGCAGCGGCAGCGTTGGAAGGCGTGGCGATCCAGTGGGGTGGACGATGGACGAAATTCCGCGATGGCCCGCACTTCGAACTGGATCGCGATGCGTATCCGGCCAGAGACTACACACCCAACCAGAAGCCCGCAGCGCCCCGTACAAGCCCGGTCCAGTCTACGACGGTTCAAGCCTCGGCGGTGCAGGTTGCATCCGGCGTAGGCGGCGCTGTGGCGGCGGTAGGAGCATTGGACGGGACGGCCCAACTAGTGGCCATTGGTGGCTGTGTGCTGGTCGCGTTGCTGGGGGTGTGGATTTTCAAAGAGCGTCTCAAGGCTTGGGCCGATGGTCGGCGCTAGACTGCAACTCTACGCGCTGGTCGCGCTGGCCTTTGTGGCTGGCCTTCTTGGTCTCTATTGGTCAGGCGTTCAGCGAGGCATCCAACAGCAGCGGACGAAAATCGACCGCCAGCGGCTGGACCAGATCAATAGGGCCAAGGAGATCGAAGATGAAATCAACGCTGACCCTGACATCGTGTCTCGCGCTGCTCGCTGGGTGCGCCGCGACGACTAACAGCTACTGCGACATCGCCTCGCCGATCCTGTTTGACACCCAACGAACAGTCGAGTGGCTGGCTCGCAACGATCTCGGACTACTGACCGACGTGATCGTCCACAACGAACAGGTCGGCGGACTGTGTGGCAATAGCTAGATGTTGTAACCCTCCTTTCGTCTCGCCCTGACGAACTCAGTCAATTCCCGCCGCGCGATGGCCAGATTGATGGCGGCATTCGGCAAGGGATCCAGCCGGTTGCTCTCATCGATCCACGTGTCAACCTGCTGCTTCAGGAAGGTGTATTCGGCCAGCAGTGCCGGTGTCAGCATGATCATTCCGGTTCTCCTCTCACCCGTTCCAGTGCCTTCTTCGCGACGGTTTGCCATGACTGCGGGGGTGTTTGGCCCGCGTTGATATGGTCCATCAGCGCCGCCAGCGTGGCCGCGAGCATGTCGCGTTCATCGAGGGCGCGGTAGGCTTTCCACCTGTTGATCGAGAGGCCCAGAATGTAGCCCACGACAGCACCCAAAGCGGTAATCGCAGACAGTTCGTTCACTGTGACGGTCATTTCCGTTCCTCGTGACACATGTTCGCCCAGAGGACCAGCGACCACGCGCCGATCTCTGACAAGATCCACATCATGCGCTGGTAGTCGCCGACCTTGATGATCATCGTCATGTTCTTCACGACAACAGACATCTCACACTGCGTGTCGTGCGTGATGTGTCGGGTGATGATTTCGGCGGCGGACAGATCTTTAAGCCCGAGACTGATGGTGGTCATCATTCATCTTCCTTCTCTTTCTTGGCGTGCTTGCGCCGTAGCTCATTGATATCTTCTTGGTGATTGTGGGCGATGCGATGGATGACCTCAAGCTCGTCTGGTCGGACCCACCAAGCCGGTATGCGGACATATCCTGCCCTGCGGATCGCTTCGTTGACGCCGATCCTCATCCTGTGAATCCCCACACAATGAGCATGGAGCCATATGTTGCGACCACGATCGCGC